GTGCCTTTTAAAATATGCTCTGGACAATCTTTGTTGATTTCACACAAAGGTTTTTGACATCTTGCTGTTTCCCAGTTTTCCGGATTGTGACAAGGATACCTATATTGTTGTTCACAACCCATCAATGTCAACAGCAGTGCAGTTACAGTGATTAATTTTATTGTCATTCTTGCTCCCTGATTATTAGTTAGACAAAGGATTGTCTAACGCTTTTTTAATTTTATCATCGACTTCACGTCGTATAGTTCTTAACTCAGAGTTGGTTTCTCTTTCAATGCGATTAACTCGTTCATTGACTGTTTGAACAGTGACATCAACTTGTTTTTGCATTTCTCGAACCTGTGCATCTGTGCTGCGACGAACCTCTTTGATTTCTACGTCAACCTGTCGACGTATATCTGCAATGTCTTTCTCTACTTCTCGTTGTGCAGTTTTGCTAGTTCGTTCCACACCTTCCACTACACCCTCAAGTCTGCGTATATCACCTTTTAGATTGGTGTTGATTTCACGAGTATATTCTAGACCTTTTTCACTGTTTTGTTCTAATACAATGATACGCTTTTCGTATTCACTGAAATCCGGTGCTGTATAATTTTGAATAGCCTCTTTCATATCCATATAGTCTTTATAGATTTCAAATGCTCCCCACAAGCCGCCCAACACACTGGAAAGTATACCGCCAGCAATCATTATTTTTGCTGGAGTGAATGAAAAACCGCCCACTGAAATCACAGTATTAGGGTCTGTGACCGCTTCTAACTTTTCAATTTTTTCGTCTATGTTTTTATCGATATTGCTCATTGACTATCTCCCTATGGACTCTGTCCGATCTTTGATTTAGTGCACGCAATGCTCTTTCATTGTCACGTATAGTGGAATTTTTATATACATCAACTGCTGGATAAAATGGAACATCCGGTAATTTTGCTGCTGTATATGTAGAAATATCCGCGCCTGTGTCTTGCATAGATTGAACCACTTGTGCTTGAGGATCCTGTGCAACATTGGCACGTTGACTTCTGGCCACAGTCACGGATGATGTTTTTTTTGATTCCTCAACTTTTTTGGTTTCTCTGGCTTGTCGTTTGGCTTCCTCTCTGGACCTTGGTGGTTTTGGAATTTCCATAGTCGGTGTTGATTCAGTTTTTGTGGTCAATACTGTTTCAACTACTGGATCATTGATTACTTTGGGCAAAGCATCTCTAATGGGATCTGATGGCAATACCTCCGGTAATTCAAATTTTAATGTATAGCCTGGACACTGGGTTGAATTTTGTGGATTGGCTTGACAACTATCATTGAAAATTTTTGTTTTCATTGCTTCTTCATATCCAATGCATTGTGGGTTAAACAAAGGATTCGATGAACATTGTTGATTTAGATATGCTGATTGATAACCATTACATCCCACATTATAAAGCGGATTGATTGAACACTGTTGATTAAAAAATGCCGGTTCATACCCTGGACATTTTGTATTGTATAACGGATCAATTGAACACTGTTGACTCAAGTATGCTTGTTGATATCCAGCACAAGTGTCACTGCTCAACGGGTTTATTAGGCATTCATTGGGTCTATAAAGAATATCAGCAAATACATCACGTAGTCTTGGACCATACCTACCGTAGGCACCTGGCCAAACATCACCATCGAGATATCGAAATGTCATGGTAAATGTGCCGAGTTGCTCGCCTGGTGTTTCCTTGAACAATACAGTGACATTTTCATTGGTATTGTTGTTATAGATGTTATAGCTGTAATAATTTCTAAATATGTCTTGACCGGATTGATTGGTCAACGATACTTCTGCTGTGGCAGTAGTATTACCATATCCTGATCCCACATGAAAATAATTCCAACCATAAGTTATTCCATAGGCGATCAATGGGAACCCAACGTTTTCCAATGCTTGTGCCACTGCAGCATTGAATATCCAAGATCCCCCTTGTGAAGAACCAAAAGTATAACCTGTTCCTGGGGCCAGTATTGCTGACCCGGTTGGTGTGGCATTCAATGGCAAAGACTGCTGCGTCTGCCCATTAGAGAAGTGCGAGAATGAGAATAATGCCAATAAAACCAGTAAATATTTTTTCCCAGCGGCTATCACTCGATTGCTCCTCTATTGATTTGGGTTGTCTATTGGGATTTTCTGCCCAGACTCGTTTGGCATCCTCGCCTATTTTGCCATCGATGGGACAAGGCGTCCCGGCATTGTTCATGGCAGCAAATACTCTATCATCTTGACATAATGTAGCTACAGCCGCTACTTTCATCCCCATGTCAAAAAGATTTTTTGCCAACTTGATTCTTTCACAGTTAAGATCTCTTACTGTGCTACCACCACTGATGCCCAGAATTTGGGTTTGAACTGCACCTGCTATACCCACAGTGCAAAGATCATTATTTAATATGTTCATGCTGGGGCTTATGGCGCTGGGGGGCGGGCTATTAACTGTGGTTTCATTGACACTGCGATTAGTGCTGTCAATGGTACTTCGACTGGTACTATCAGTGACAATGGGCTCTTGTTGAGCTTGAACAATTCCAGCAAAAAAAGCGATACATAAGACCGCAATTTTTTTCATATTTGGCTCCTTTTTTATTTTTATTTAAAGCTCAGGAACCAACAGAAATAATGGTAGTTAATTTGTTGTCAAAATTAACCTAATCAACCCCATGGAATCAATTGATATCAGTAAAATATAATTGGCCAACATCCCGGTGCTACGTCGAGTCCATGCAGCCCACGCAAATATACCACACTGTGTGATAAACAAAGGATAAAGAATCAAAAACGGAGGGTGAGGCAAAGTCAATGCCATTGTGACAGCACAACCAATGCTGAGTATCCAAGCCAGAATTTCTAAAATAAATCTCAGCGGCCACTCAATAAAATCTTTTTGGGCCCATTGAATAATGGCAGTAGCTGCTGAAATAATCGACAATATCACAGTGATACTAGGCAGCAAGCAACATCACTGGCTTCGGCTGTTTTTGGCACCAATAACGATATAGCTCAAAACTGGCCAAGTTCTTTCCTTTTGATTCCGCCATAAGGTCAAAATGATTAAGAAAGGTCAAAGCCCAGTCATTGACCGCAGTATTCCAATAGAAGTCACTGTGAGCACGAAGTTTTTGTTTCTTAAATCCTGACTCCATTAAGGCCTCAAGATTGGGAAGCTGATCTCGGGCATGGCCAACAAGAAGATGTTCAGGAGACTGACTATAATGAGCAACAGGACGCACACCACGCCAACTATCAATGACCCTCGCAACACGCTGATCCGTCGTTTCAATGTATTCTCCAGTATGAATATAGTGATGGTGGATATCCAGAACAATAGGAATAGTGTCAGCAATTTCTAGGCAAGACCCCAATCCCCAGGTAATTTCTTCGTTTTCGATTGTGATACAGTTACGGGCTTCTGCACTGAGTCTCTTGTAAGCCTGTCGGACACCCTCTGGACCGGCTCGACCCGAGATGTGGACATTGATTTTAAAGTCTTGAAATCTTTGGGCAAACCCCATCCAAGCGGCCACTGTGGCATGATATTCAAACTCCTCTATACTACGATTGACAATATCTGGGTTATCACTGCCGAGCACTACAAATTGCCCGGGGTGCATACTTAATCGAACATCTCTGGCACGAGCAAGATCACCAACCACACGAAAATGACGCTGGCAATAATCGCGGACATCACTTCGATCATAGAACCCACGCCAAGTGGGCTCAGTGAACATGTTAAGAAGATCACTGCCGAGACGAACCATACGAAGATTTTCATTTTGACTGCCTACCCATTCTACCAATAATCGAATGGATTCGATGTTGTGGACCATGATGTCCCACAGTTTTTGTTCGGCCACATCGCGACTTTGTCGATTGAGCCAGGCCACTGTGGTGCCCATGGTGTTGAAACGTTTACAATCATCTTTGGCTCCAATACCATTGACTTGGCCAGGATGATCAATTTTTTTACAGGGGAATCCAATTCTTGACATTTTTTAACTTAAATTAAGGTTGATAAGTGAGCGGCAGTGGCAGGGGCAACTGTCCACCCCAAGTGCCCATGCCCAGTATGATAAATTATTTTAGAATTTTTGTCACTGACTTTGACTATGGGCATCATATTAGATGTCATTGGTCTTAGACATGCCCAACTGGAATAATTACTGGTGTCTAACTCTGGAAAATTAACATGAACCCATTTCAATAATGGTTCAATACGATCTCTCCTGATATCATAATTTTCACCCGCCAATTCTGCTGTCCCGGCTACACGAAGTCGATCGCCCAATGTGCTGGTCACAATCTTGGCTTCATCATCTAATAGGCTGACTCGAGGCAATAATTTGACCTGGTCAGGTCTAGCTGTGATGGTCACACTATATCCTTTGACTGGGTATATATTCAAACTATCTCCAATATGTTTGGCCAATTGAATCGAGCCCACTCCTGCTGAAATTATAACATAATCATTTTTATCAGTCAATCTCATCAATTCTATTTTATCAATTTCATGGTCGAAATGAAATTTCACATGGTATTTGGTTTCCAATACTTGTTGTAATTGTTGACAAAATTTGTGTATATCACCCACCGAATCACTAGAGGTCCAAACACCACCTAACACATCATTGAGATTACTCAAAGCCGGTTCCAGTGATGCAATTTGTTGATTATTTACAATTTCCCATTCACAGCCATTGGCTCGATAGAGTTCTTGAACCAATTTGGCATTTTGAAAATATTTTGTATCACGATAGAAATGTAAAATACCGCATTGACTATAGTCAAATTTGATATTTTCTTTTTCGATGATGTCTTGATATAATTTCCTTGCCTTCAATCCCAATTTGATTGTGTCTGCGGTGTTCCTGCCATATGTGTTGGTAATAGTTTCCAATAGAAATTTTAATAACCAAGTTGTTTTACCTGTGTCAAGTGTTGGACGAATCAACAAAGGAGCATCTTTTCGAAACATCCAAGAAATTCCTTTTCGAACATTATTCCATGTGGTCCATACTTCACTATTACTGACTGAAATTTGTCCACCATTGGCATAACTGGTTTTCATTGCAGCATATCGTTCTTGTTCATAGACTTCAACAATATGACCACGTTGACTGAGATAATAAGCAGCCAAAACACCAGTGATACCTGCACCAATTACAGCAATTTTTTTCATAAGATTGTGATATTAGAATTTACGGTATTTATTAGAAAATCTACGCCAATTTAGTCGCCATTTAGATCGAACACTGGGTGGTGCGTGTAGAGCCAAATATTGTAGATGTTGACCTATTTTGTAATATCTTGGCCATTTTATTTTTCGCCAAAGCCGATCACTATAGTTTTGAGACCAATTATATTGACCACGAGAGTCTCCGGTTTTACGTCGCCAAGACAACCATCGAGGTCGATTGTAATCCAGTGGTCGAAATTTTATCATAAATTATGGTAACTTGACAAGATCATGTAAGTCATATAGTGTGGGCAGGTAATCACTGGGGTTATCTAATACACTACGTTCAAGATCACCTTGCCTTCTCTGAGAAATCATGACATCAAACTCTACAGAATTTACTTGCTTGAATAGTTCAATAATTTCATTTACTGTATGCCCTCGCCCATGCCCGAGATTTTCTAAACCATTGGCTGGTTGTTCGATTGCTCGTTCGATGGCAGCACAGATTTCTTCAACATGAACATAGTCTCGTTCAGCAGTACCATCTCGAGTATTGTAGTCTCCTCCAAACAATTGAAACATGCCAGAATCACAGGCACGAATTAAATTGTAAAATAATCCGTCTGGATTAGTAGGCGGAAATCCATTGGATCCAATGACATTATAAAATCTAAATGATGTCCAATTGATACTGTTGTCTAGGCAATATTGTCTAACACAATCTTCTGCTGCTCTCTTACTGACTGCATAGGGATTATTACAATATTCAGCACTGCCAGTGCTGGCAAAAATAAAATTTCGACAGGGTATTTTATTCAGAATATTGGTTGTTCCATTGAGATTAGTGCTGTAATAGTTCAACGGTTGCATGACACTTTCATTGACTTTGACCAATGCTGCTAAATGGATAATAGTGTCGATATGATAAGGTAAATTGTTGATAGATCGTATATCGGTTGATATATGATCGTAGACTTCACATTGTGGAGAGTTCAAATCCACTCCCACAATTTGATATCGAGATTTTAATCGTTGGCATAAATGACTACCAATATAACCGCTATTACCTGTGACAAGAATTGTTTTCATTGGAAATACTTTCTAATTTAACAATTTTAAAACATTATCTAATTTATCACAAGTGAAATTTTCTCGATTGTCGATGGTTTCTTGCACATCGGTTACCAATACCCATTGAGTATCTGGATTGTTGGAAACGACCCCATCAATGATAGCTTTATGAACTTTATATTGAAATCCCAACAATAATACTAAATCACATCGTGATCCGGCTAAATGCATGGCGATAATGTCATTGCGATTGGCAGTGGGTAATTGACCCTGGGAACCATATCGAAAAATATTTGGTTCTTTGACATCGATTGTGTCCGGAACATAGAGATTACAATATTGATTGTATTGATTTTCGATACAATATTGCGATTCAAGTTGATCACCACAGACACAATTGTCGCATTGATAACTTCTCCAAACACGCCAACTGCCCCAAATTGGGGCCAGATCATGTAACATTGTTGAGTGATATTTTGGAGGTAACTGCAAAGTTTCTGATATCACCCAGGCCAATTTCATAATGAACCAACTAACTCCAGTATATACTGATTTTCTTGTCCAAAATTAAAATTTAATCGATTTTTTGCACCAACCCAAGCCACATATGTTCCGGCCTTCCATTCACCAATTGGCACATTGTTCAACTCAAAGTAGTGTCCTGAGCACCATTTTTTCAAAAATATCATCAGTGTCACGGTATTGTTAGGTGACTTGGGTTTATTTTTAATCACAGTATTGGGATATAGACACTGTAAAGACCAGGAATATTGATAATCACTGGGTAGATCTTGTATCAATGGTTGAGCCCAATGAGGGAATTCACATGGTGCTATAGCCGCCGAAGAATATAATTTTGATCCACGGTATTGTGATTTTTTAAATTGATATCGTCGATGATCTAGATCAATGTCTAGATCAACTCGACCTATAACCCAAGGATTATTTTCTTGTGTTACCATAGTGTATTATTGTCATGTTAGGAGTATCTGGATATTTGCGCCATGGATCAACAATGACACTGCCGGGTTGAAATTCAAAATAGTGTCGGTCTGGTTGTGCAAGATTTGTATATCCATAGGTAATATTTCTATTGTGAGCCAATAAAATCACAGCCGGATCGACCACAGTATCAACCACATCTTCCATATCATCGGCCAATGGATCAACAAATGTAACAACATGTCCCTGAGATTTAATATAGCTACCGATCAATGTGCTGTAGCTACCGATACAATACGGCACATCTGGTTTATAGCTTTTGCCATGAATTACAATAGGTAGATCATATTTCAGAGACAGATCAATTAAAAATTCAGCAAGATTTCGAGCTTGTTGTTCTCTGGCCAACATCACAGTATCAAATAAATCGTAGCCTAGTTCATACTCTTGAGCTAGCCATCGTAATGCAATATTATCCCTTGGGTGACAATTATGCACCACCACACCTGTAACTGCATTTATATAATATTGATCATCCTTTATTTCGTGATTTGGTTGTACTTCAATATTATATACTTTACCTTCATAATGATATTTTTCAATCTTCATAACTTTATTCCTAAAACTAGAATAACCTAAATAATTTATCTTTTTCTGTAATTTCGTCAGCTCTCATAATAATTCTTTTATTATTACGTAAAACCGGAATCAAGTGGTCCGGTGTGCATTCGAGCAAAACCATATCATTTTCTACGAATCTAATGATATCACCTGCATACTCTCTACATGTTACTTTTTCTATTTTCTTTTCGTCACGAGCTGTGATTGCATAATTGGCTGATTCTATTAGATAAGTAGTATTGTCAAAACTTTCATATAGATCTTTAATAGCAATAACCTGACCATTGACTGTCACTGGAAAAGAAGGTAACACACAGGCCCCCGAATCCCCCATACCCGCAGTCATGTATTTGGGACTCATGATTCTTATGTTACTGTTGGCTAATGCATCAGTGACCACGTCTACATTGATATTGCCAATTTTTTGAGCAAAATCTTGAATCATATTGACTAACCCGATTTTGGCACTGATAAATGTATTGTAGAAAATTTTGATGGACTCACATTCTTCCCAAGTCCCTGTCACATAACGAGGATCATTGGCCATCATGGGTCTATATAAATCAATCAGTTGATTGGCTAAACCCGAGTCGGCTTGATCTGTTCCAATTATTACCATCTCCGGATTGACCATGTCCCATTTGACACTGCCCATGGCTATCAAATAGGGATTATAAAACAATTGATGTGGATGACTATTACCTAATTCTTGCACTAATCGACGTCTAGTGGTTCCTGGTAACACGGTACTTATCAACACCACTTTTTTAGCAGTTTTGGCATGATCTCGAACATAATTCAATGCAGTTATCACCGATTCGTGGCCGAAATCACGTGGTTCTAAATGACTGCTGGGCACACTACCATCATAGCCTGGATCGTGTGGAGTGGGAACTGCAATAAAAATCCAATCGCAAATATCAATTAATTGCTGTGGTGTGGGCACTATATGCACCGAATTACTGACACGATCGTAGATATCATACCCATAAGTTTTATAATGCTGTGCAAAGACCTCAGCACAATCAAGACCCAGTTTACCTAAACCTATAATTCCAATTTTTTTCATAATGATTAATCTAAAAATTTTACTTATCTTGTGTTGTCGAATCAACAATATTTTCGATTCGTGCCATCATGACATCATAGTATGAATTAATGTCTTGGAATTGATAGTCGATCAATTTTTTCAATTCTATTAGACAATCTTGATATTGTTGTTTTTTATAGAGGTCAATAAATTTTTCATGCTGCAGTCGAAATTCTGTCAGTGTATGAATTTGTGCAATGGGAATATCATCCATCAAACAATATATTGTTCTGAGTTGATCACCAATAGTGATTGTATCTAACTCCAGTATTAGATATTTGTCTGCCAGACTGTCAGCAGCTGATCTATCAAAAATAATTTTCATTTAATAATTCCTTTTAAATATATATTATGGCAATTGAGTTTGATTTAATTTCTGATCTACATTTAGAAACACCGGAGTTCAACTGGGAAAATAGAGCCACCAGTAGATTTTGTTTGGTATTAGGCGATATTGCACAAGATCGCCGAGTATTAAAACATGTATTGGCCAACTTAGTTGAAAATTACCGTATGGTCATGTATGTTGATGGTAATCTAGAACTAAAACAATATCTCACTGATCTCGACCAGGGTTATCAACAACTAAAAAAAGATCTTAAAAAAATAAAAAATCTCAACTATATGTATGACAACATCATTGTATTAAATGATGTGGCATTTGTGGGGTGCAATGGTTGGTGGAATTTTGATTTTCACAATCAATATTCACAACAAGAAACTGAACATTGGTATCAACAAGTAGTGGGATTTCCGTGTGATCCTGCACAAATATCTTTGTCATCCATCAATGATGTGTCTTATCTAGTTCACAGTATTAAAAAACTACAGCACCATGATGAAATACGTCACATTGTGATAGGAACACATACTGTGCCCAGAATAGACTTGATCAATCATGATCTCAGTTTAATCAACAATATCAAACTCAATGTAATGGGACATGATTTGTTAGACAGTATTCGAAATGTTGACTATAAACGAAAAATACACACCTGGTGTTTTGGACATTATCATGGTCGAGTTGATCGTATAGTAGAAGGAGTTAGATATGTCAATAATTGTCAAGGTCGACAGCATAGTCCCTATATGCCCTATTATCCATTGCGAATAGAAATAGATTAATCAGTGTCTGGTTCTAGTTTGATTTGCAAAGGATAATTTTGGCTTCTGGCACTTAATGTGACTTCTACTCCTTTTTGTTCGGCGATTTCGTAAGGTAGAACTGCAACTGTGGCTGCACCCATTTCGTGTATAGATTGAGTAATTTCTGTGGCAGTGGTCAAGGTGTAATCAAAAAATTCTATTAGACTGTCAATGACGAATTCCATAGTAGTGGTATTGTCGTTGATATAAATCACACGAAATTTAGGAGGTTCTTTGATATTTTGTCGAATTTTACGTAGTGTAGTAGTTTCTGCGTTTGCCATTGTGATTTCCTTTGAGCAATATAGTGGCAGAGTCTCTGCCACTATATTTACACCATTTATTTAATTTGCGTAAGTGATTGCAATAGTTTTAGGACGTTGAGTCTCTGGAATCTCCCTCTCCAGAGTCAATGTCAAAATACCATTTTTAAAAACAGCATTTTTAACTTCCACATAATCAGCCAATGTGAAATTTCTCACAAAAGATCTATTGCTGATACCATGATGTAGATATTCAAAATCTGTAGATTCTTCGGTATTTCGAGACCCACTGATCACTAACCGACCTTCCTGGAATTCAACATTGATATCTTCAATTTCGAATCCGGCCACTGCCAGTCGAATTTCGTAATGATTGTCTGCGATTTTGACAATGTCATAAGGTGGATAGTTACTATTACTGGCTAGATCAATTTGATTAACTATACGATCAAATAATCGATCCACACCCACAGTATGACGATAGAAAGGGGTCAAGTCTAGATGTCCAATTTTAGTCATGATTTTTCTCCTTTATTAAGCAAGTTAAGTTGACTAATACTGTAGCCCATATTTGGCACTACAACTATATTTATACAGTATTATCGAGATATGTGCAAGAAAATGTTTTATCTATTATTGGGGTCGGTGACTACATTGATTTTTACTTGATTAAACGTATATTCAAAAGTCATGAGAAAAAAACTATAAAGAGCGTCATCAGAAAAACAGAGATTAAGTCGGTTTTTCACACGTTTTTTTTGTGTAGGTATTTGATATTGTTGTTCCCAGTCATAGATAGATAAAGAAACCATACTCAAAATATATTGTTGAATTTCTTTATCTACAGAACGATCAACTGCAAATTCAATATACATTAATATTGTTTTTTAGGCAGTTCTTGACTGGCAAGATATTTGCGCCATCTTGCTCGAGCACTGCTTTTTTTAAGTTTTTTTTGTAGTGTGGGTTTGGTGTAAAATTCCTTCTCCCGCAATTCGTTGAGAATATTACTCTGTGCAACCTTTTTCTTGAATTTTTTCATAGCACTTTCAAAATTATTGCCATGAACAAATACCATTCTTCCAGTGATTTTCAATTTATCTCCTTTAAGGGTCTAGGATTGTTGACAAGATCGTCGTCGATGATCAGTTTTTTTATTTGATGATTTCGATATGTATGAGCATTAAACATATGAGGCATCAATACACGTTCGATTTCGCTCTGCAAACCACGTGCGCCAGTGGAATGACTGATAGTATTTTCCACTATTTGTAGTATAGCCGAATTATCAAATGTCAAATCAATTTGATCTTGTTGTAATAACCATTGATATTGATCAATGAAATTATTTTTTACTTGAGTTAAAATTTTTGTTAGATCGTCGCGTTCTAATGCAGATAGTTTAACCCAATTTGGGAATCTACCCACTAACTCCGGTATCATACCGAATTTAATAAGGTCCTCGGGTATGACATCGGCATCACTGATACTGTCGTGTTTGTGATCGACTTCAGCTGAAAATCCCATTGCTGTGCCAAATTTTCTGTTTTTTATAATATTTTCTATGCCCACAAATGCACCGCCGGCAATGAACAAAATATTCTTGGTGTCGACTTCAATCATGTCACCGGACGGGTGTTTTCTTCCTGCCACAGCAGGAATTCTACAGATTGTGCCTTCCACTAGCTTTAATAGAGCTTGTTGAACACCTTCTCCACTGACATCTCTTGTGATACTGGCACTTTCGCTTTTTCTACCAATCTTGTCAATCTCGTCGATGAATATAATACCTTTTTGTGTTTTTTCAATGTCTCCATTGGCCGACTGTAACAAACGAGATA